AATACTAACCAATTAATTTCAGTTCCACCTTCTGTATTACTTCCTGGTATTTACGCAGCTAACGATAGAGTAGCAGCAGAATGGTTCGCACCAGCAGGTTTGAATCGTGGTGGATTGACAGGAGCAGTTAGTGTATTAAATAGATTAACGCACGCTGAAAGAGATACTTTGTATGAAAATAAAGTAAATCCAATCTGCCAGTTTCCTGGACAAGGTATAGTGGTATGGGGACAAAAAACACTCCAATCTAAACCATCGGCATTGGATAGGATTAATGTGAGAAGATTGTTATTGACTGTTAAGAAGTATATCGCATCATCTTCTAGATATTTAGTGTTTGAGCAAAATACTTCAACTACTAGAAATCGTTTCTTGAACATTGTAAATCCATATTTGGAAGCAATTCAACAAAGACAAGGATTATACGCATTCAGAGTTGTAATGGATGAAAGTAACAACACTCCAGATGTAATTGATAGAAACATTATGAAAGGAGCAATTTACTTACAACCAACTAAAACGGCGGAATTTATTCAAATTGATTTCAATATTTTACCGACCGGAGCAGCTTTTAACGGATAATTTTTAAAAAACAATATTTATATAAAGAAACAATTAAAATAAAGTAAAATGCCAGAAATATTAGAGTTTGACAAGATGTTCTATACGAACTTTGAACCCAAAATGCAAAACAGGTTCATTATGGAAATCGACGGTATTGATTCCTATCTTATTAAGACAGCAGCAAGACCAACATTCACAGCAGAAGTTGTTGAATTAGACCATATCAACGTAAAAAGAAAGTTGAAAGGTAAAGCAACTTGGGATGATATTAATATTACACTCTATGACCCGATTGTACCTTCTGGTGCACAGCAAGTTATGGATTGGATTAGAACATCACATGAATCTTTGACAGGTCGTGACGGCTACGCAGCTTTCTATAAGAAAGATTTGAATTTCTATGTGTTAGGACCAGTAGGTGATAAGATTGAGCAATGGACTTTGAAAGGAGCATTCATCACATCCGCTAACTTTGGTGAAATGGATTGGTCAAACGCAACCGACCCAATGATGATTGAATTAACATTGGCTTATGACTACGCTATTTTAGAATTTTAATCTAAATAAAAATAAAAACAAAAAGGGGAGCAGAAATGTTCCCTTTTTTATTTTTGTAAAACCTTATATATATTATTAAACACAAAGTTATTATTAAACACAAAGTTATATTATGGAAGAAAATGTAGAACAACAAGTTACCCGTGGTTTGAATGTAAAACCAAAAATCCAACCACCAACGCAAGCAAAATCATTTCCATTCGCAACAGAAGTTATAACATTACCATCTATGGGTCTATGTTATCCTGAAACAAGCGCATTAGCAAATGGAGAAGTTACAGTCAAACTTTTGACTGCAAAAGAAGAAGATATTTTGACATCAACGACTCTTATTCGTAAGGGATCCGTAATTGATAGACTATTAGAATCTATTTTGGTTGAACCAGGCGTAAATCTAAACGATATACTAATTGGTGATAAGAACGCTATATTGGTAGCAACGAGAGTATTAGCATATGGGCCTATGTACAAAGTAACGGTTACCGACCCAATCGAAAATGAATCGGTTACAGTAGATGTAGATATGGCTAAGTTAAATACAAAAGATATAGATGAATCTTTACTTAATAGACAAAATGAGTATGAGTTTGTATTACCAAAATCCGGCCTCCCAATTAAATTTAAATTACTTACACATGGTGATGAAGTAGCAATCAATAAAGATATTGAAGCTAGTGAAAGAACTTTAAAGCAAAGTAATGAGATTACAACTCGTTGGAGACGTATTATTATTGAAGTAAATGGTAATAGAGATTTGGGGTATATTAGTAACTTTGTTGCAAATCAATTCCAAATACAAGATTCAAAGGCACTCCGTAAATATATAGGAAGTATGACACCAGATGTAGATTTTACATTTGAGTATACATCACCTTTCTCCGGCGAGAAGGAGGCGTTAAGAGTGCCGATTGGGGTAGACTTTTTTTACCCTGCCGACTGATTATTCAGTAACGCTTCATAAAAAAATATTTCAAATGATGTATTACTCCAATGGTGGATTTAATTGGAGTGATCTATATTATATGCCCGTTAAGTTACGTGAATTTTATTTCCGTGAATTAATTGGAGCTAAAGAAGAAGAAAAAGCTACATATGAGAAAGCCATAGGAAAGGGCAAGTCATCTTCGCCTGGCAAAGCAAGTAGGAGAAGTTAATTTTGTTATTTAATATTTATATAGGATAAACGCAAATATAAAATAGATGGCAAGAAACAACAGAGACAATTCTAAAATGGACAAGGAGTTACAAGACCTAAAAAATTCAATAGGTACTCTTGACATGTCTACAAAAGATTTGTATGATAGTCTATACGATTTAAAGAATACGATTGAAAAACAGTTAGTCCCATCTTTATCCCAACTGGGAAAAAATCTTAATACAAATACTACCGAAACCAAAAAAGGTAATAAGCCAGCTACGGGTGGTGCTGGTAAAGGTGGTGCTGGTAAAGGCGGTAAGCAAACAGCTGGAAATCCAATCGTTGAGGATTACCTAAACAAAAATAAATCAGCAATAGGTAAAAGGTCTGATGCAACTTCTTCTGCAAAAAATTTAATAAACCAAATAGCACCATCTTTATCAAACAGTTTATCAAAGATGTTTGGTGATAAGAAAATGAACCAAGCACTTGGTAATTTTTCCGATAAAATGACCGGAATGGGTGGTGAAAAATTCAAAGATTTTAAAGACTTACGATCCAAAGGAGTTGGTATGCAAGATGCTATGAAGGCAACCGGACTCAATCCAAAGCAAGTCAAAAGTATGATGAAAGTATCCGGAGGCCCTGGCTTCGGTGCAAATATGTTAGGGAAAGCGGGTAATATACTTGGTAAGGCTGGTAGTGGAATGATGGGTGCAGCCGGTGGATTGTTAAAAGCAGCCGGCCCAATAGGAGCAGCATTTTCTATTGGTATGCAAGTTGTTGATTTCTTTGATTCTGGAAAGGCAGCTCAAAGTATATCGGATATATCTACATTTTTTGGAGGAGCTGGTGCGGGAAAAGAAGCTACCGAAGCTGCATTCAAAGATACTAAAAAGTATCGTGAAATTGTAGCTGATTTCAATATAATGGAGCCAATCCGCGAAGAATTTGCCGGCCGCAGGGATATGATGGATTGGCAAAAATCCGCAGAAACCGATGCTTTACATTATAAGCAGAGTCTTGTATCCGATGAATTTAATTATAGACGTGGTATACAAAAAGAAGATATAGAATTTGAATACAATGCTGCTAAACAAAGAATTGATTTTGAATACAACGCAGGCAAACAACGACTTGGATTTCAACATGACCAAGAAACAAAAAATATAGAAGCAGCAAATGCTAGAAGAAAAGCATTGTTCACATCTGGCATGTCTGCATTTGGTAAATACATAGGTATTTCCGAAAGAGCATTGGAGGCAATAGGTTCATCAACTGAAGCAGTGTTAAGTACTGCTGCAAGTGCAACTGCAATGTTTGGAGCATCCGCTGGAGATTTAGTAGCGATGTCAACTGCTGCACAGGGTGTTTCAAAACTATTAGGTTCATCGGCTGAAGAAGTAATGAGTATGGCCAATACTTTTAGATTGATGAATAAATCATCTTTAAAAGTCGGTACAAATTTAGTTACAGGTATACAAGAATTTGCTCAAAAGAATGGAGTTGTCGCATCTATCGTTATGAAAGATATGATGGAGGCTCAAGGTAGTATCTATAAATTCAGTAGTGGAACGGCTGAAAATTTTGCCAAACAAGCCGTATCATTAGCAAAAATGGGAACATCAATGACATCAATGATGAAGGCATCCGATACAATGGTTCTCAATTATAAAGATAGTATTAAATCCGAAATGGGACTATCTGCAATGCTTGGTAAGAATGTAGACCTTTCCGAAGCTCGTGCTAAATTAATGGCCGGAGACCAAGCAGGTGGAGCTGAAGCAATTAAATCGGCATTGGGTGATGTGGATATAGAATCAATGAATCCGTTTGCTAAACAACAATTATCGCAAGCAACGGGTATGGATATACAGGAGTTAATGTCATTGACTCAAGGTGGAGAAGGTGGAGTTGAAGGTACATTAGACCAAAAGAACGCAGAAAAAACGGGCAGCGATATAGCGAATGGTGCACTTAAAATGGAAGTTAAGAATGAGAAGGCAGCTATGGAGAGGCAGATTGCACATGATAGAGCTATGATGGAAATGGACATCGCCCATAATAGGGATATGATGAAGATGGATCAAGCACATGCACATGAAATGTTGAAGTTTGAGCAAGATACTAGAAAAGCTATGTTGTTTATGGAACAACAACAAAGACTTGAAAATCTGGCAATAGAAGCAAAATGGAGAATCCGATATGCAAAAATGGATTCCGAACAACAAATAGCAATGGCTGTTGGCGAAATGCAGAAGGAATCATCAACAAAATTAATTAATAATCTATTTCAAGATGCAGCAAAGACATTTAAAGATAATGTCACTACTAAAGCTCAAGGTATGACAAACCTCAGTGATGCTGGTAAACAGGATTATATTAAAACACAAATGACGCAATTCACCGCTCAAACAGCGGAAGGACAGGCATATGCATTGGATCTTGTTAATAAAGGTGTATTGACAAGTAGTAATGCACAAGAAACTATGGTTGGTATAATGCAAAAAATTGCAAACAATGAGGCACTAACCGTTAGTGGAGTACAAAGTATGCTTAAATCGGATGATGCGTTTAAAAAAGCAGCAGATGAAAAGAAAGCCGCCGTTGCAGCTGCCGAAAAGCAAGTTGCAGACGCTAAAAATATGAAAGATAGTAGAAGTGAAGGTTCTAAATGGGCAGATAC